GCTAATGTAATTACAATGGTTAAGAACGCACTTGGCAGTGATGAATGTACTGCGATTGAAGGCAGAGTTACAGCAGAAATGAACTTAAAAGCAAACCCAGTTTCAGGTACAGGTAAGCCTTGGGCATAATTTAACTACAAAAAGGAACTAAAATGACGGACAAAAATAAAAAAACTCCGGTAAATATTGATGGTAAAGAAGTAATGTTAGAAGACCTATCTGCGTCGGGTCAAAGATTAGTGAGCCATGCAACTGATTTGGATAGAAAAATTCTTAACCTTGGATTTCAATTAGAGCAAATTCAACTTGGTAGAGAAACGGTAATGGCCAGATTAATTCAGGAAGTTAATACAGAAGCTGAAGTTGTAAATTAAGGATTTAGTGATGCTGAGAAAAATTTTTTTAGTAATTTTGGTGTCACTAATTTTACCTATTGCTGCGTTTTCTGAAGATGTTATTCGCACTGAAAGTAACAATAACAATACGAACGTATCAACAATAGACTCTACAACAAGATTAACCTCCCCACCCCCGTCAGCAATTGCACCAAATTTAAGCAATACTGTCAGTGATAGCTGCCTAATTGCACTTAGCGCTGGTCTTCAAACTCAAGTGCTAGGAGTAAGTGGTGGCAGCTCAAGAATTGATTACCATTGTCGGATGCACAAAGATAGTAAGTTGCTGAGGGACCTTGGTTTAAAGGTGGGAAGCGTTGCCAGATTATGCCAAGACGAGCAAATTTTTTCGGCTCTATGGCAAGCCGGGAGCTACTGTCCCTACGAGGGTTTAGTTGGTCAAATGGCAAAGGAAGCTTGGTTAGCTAACCCCGATAAAATCCCTGGCGCAACCCCAGGAAAAAAGGAGGAATGGTCTGATGAAAAGAAATCGACAGTCACTGGTTTTGGCGCTGTTGGTAGTATGCTTCTCGCCCTCTTGTTTATTCTCTGAGGTTGTAAACGGTCGCACCAATAACGCTGCTGCAAACGGTTTTCAATGGAACATGAATTTATTACCAACTAACCCAGGTTTAACTGTTAGTGGTGTATTTCATAGATACACAATAACAAAAGACCAGGCTGATGATGCAACTGTTTCTATTACAAACAAGCACATTAATGGCCTTAGCAATATCTATGAGTATGTAGACATTTGGGATGATTTACCTGGTAATACAAAAGTTAAGTTTGACCCTACGCCAAGTTTGCTTGGGAACTTGTTTGGGCCAGGGGCTATTACGCTTGATGGAGAGGGTCAATTGAGCGATGTAAGTGTAAGTTATCAATACAAATATGACACTTGTTACAACCCATTAAACGATTCAAGCTGCCCTGGTTTTGATGCGGCCTTTCTACAGTACATGCTTGAAAATCTAAACAATCAACCTGATGTTACTGACCCTTTGTATGATGAAATAATTCAATATCAGCTAGACCAACAGGCAGAAAAAAAAGAATTAGAAGAGGCCAAAGCTAATGAAGAAGAAGAGGCAAACCAAAGCTTTGAAGATAAATTTAGTTTAACTGGTGTAGCTCAAAAATTAACCAACCCAGCCGAACAACAAGATATTATGCGTGAACTTATGGGCGTGGGCAGTCTTGATGAGTACAGTAAAATATCAATCACTGAAATTGTAAAAATTGTAGACGTTGTAGAAATTAAAGACGTTGCAGAAATTAAAGATAATTTCAGAGCATTAAGAAACTTAGCCCAAGATAAAACCCATAGAAAAATGGTAAGATTGCAATACGATTAAGGAGATAAAGATGAGAATATTAACGCCAATAATTTTTCTACTATCCAGCGCATGTGCATGGGCAGTAGACAGTCCTATAAGTGGAGATGTCAGTGCAAACTGTAGCATATATACTACTACTTTAGGAGAATATGGGAACCCAAATCCCTATACTCTATCAACCGCGGCTGCATCGGGAGGGGTAGACCCAATTGTTCGAGTAGATATTGGGGCGGCAAATTATTATAAAACCAAATTTACATACCCAAATAGTTTTAGCTCATCGCCAAGTGGCGTTACAGATAACCTCACTTTTACAGGAACTGTAACCGTATCAAGCGTTAGCGTTGCTGGGATGAGTGTGTACGAAACGAACAAGGTTAGCGTTGCTAATACTGTAACCTATGACCATACCCTTGCTGGCAGTTCTTGGCATAAAATTACAAGCCAAGCGACATATGGCTCTGCGGACAACACAGCGTTTCCAGCGGGGTCTTATACGGCGTTGGTGACTATTTCATGTATAGCAAAATAACCTTTATATTTTTGGCGCTGACTCTCAGCGCTCAAGCGCACGACATGACGCCAGCCTATCCAGAGTTTCGGCCCAGTTATATCGTTGGCGTTAGTAAAACTAAAATGCACCTCTTTAACAAAAGAAGTGACGCAAATTTTTTTGAAATTTCTGTCTATGACCAAGTATGGAAATCTATACCCTTTGCATCAAATAATAAAATAATTGAAGTGCGACACACAAGAAAAAAATCGTTCGATGTTTACATAAAAGACGAGGATTTAGACAGAGTTACATATATCTGTACTACGTCAAAATTAATAAAACAAAAGAACGTTCCATTAATTGCAACAGAAATTTGTAGTAAAGTTAAATGAAAATATTTTTGATATTATTATTAAGTTTTATAATCACGGGCTGCACTTGTACTTTTACTCACGCAGACTCTACAAGTAATTCACTTTCTTTGTCTTTGCCAGGGGCTAACGCTGGATATCAATCAGATACATTTAGAGACGCAGATGGCAATAGCTGCACTCATGCTTTGGGTAGCGGCAGCACGTTAGAGTTTGGTGTTACTGGTTTGCTGCAAGGCTCTACTGTATCTAGGCAAGCCATTAAAGACATAGGTGTGTATAGTAGAATTACTATTCCAATAGGCGCCAAGCTGCAAAAAAGGTCCCGTCTTAATTGCAACCGGCTATATGAATTGACACTTCAATCTAAAAACCTAGAATTGTTAAGGCTTCAGCAAGAGTTAAACAATCTTAAAGCTTTGGCGTTTGAAAATTAGGGGGCAATAATGGCTGATATGGAGGTGGGCGGAGTAAAGTTTTCAGGGTTTGGCAAAATTGGAATTGCAGTTACAGCATTAAGCACACTGGCTGGCTCCGCGTATGTAGGATATGAGTTTTATTTTGACTACTTAGACCTCAGAGAAGTAGTTCAAGAAATAGACATTGATGAGATTAAAGCAAACAATGAATTGGTGTTAACTAAACTTGACGCCGCAATTGATTTATCCAGGGACATTCGCAACAACTTGCGTGAGGACATTTTAAAGCTTGAGGGCTATATTGATAAGATTGATAACAAGGTTGAGGCCAGCAGCGATAGAATAAAAGACACGCAATCAAGCATTGATGGTGTTCTAGAAAATATTTTTAGTGAAATGAACCAAGTTCAAAAAGATGTCACCGCTTCAATCAGAGAAATAGAAGCTTTAAATCGTGATACAGAAAAAGATGTACGAGATTCATTAAGAGAAACAATTGATAGAATTGATGCAGATATGACAAAACTTGAGGATGATTTGAATGAAAGATTACAGGAAGCTTTTGATAATCCTTTGGCAAATTAATTTTTTATGTTAGGAGTGTACAATGACTATACTAAACAATTTGATTTTATACATATTAAGGACTATAAAAAAGATGACTACAATCTTTGACCTCAACCCCAAATTAAAAGAAATAAATAAACCAATTGAAAAAACGAAACCGAAACCGAAATCCACACCAAAAAAGAAACCGTTAACTAAAAAGATGAAAAAAAATGCCAACAAAAAATAAAGGTTTGTACGCAAATATTCACGCTAAACGAAAAAGAATTAAAAAAGGTTCTGGCGAATTGATGAGAAAGTTTGGCCAAAAAGGTAGGCCAACTGCAAAATCTTTTAGAGATTCTGCAAAGACTGCAAAAGCTTAAGGAGTTTCTATGGCTAAGAAATTACAAGCTGACAGCAAGTATGCAAGCGCCGATGCTGACGGAGATGGGATTGTCACAGATGACGAACTAGACCGCCATGAGCGCTGGGTCCGGTTAGAGAATGAAGACAAACTAATGGACACTCAACGCATGATGGCCTGGATTGCAATGGTTGCTGTTCTGGTTGGCGTGATTGTTCTTCTCACTCCTGTTGTCGCATTGGATAGAGTGTCAGCGGCGTCAGGATTTTTAAACACATTTATCGTAGCTCAGTTGGGCGTCGTTGTTGGGTTCATGGGCGCCACTGCGATATCAAAAACAAAGGTGAAATAAATGCTTAGTTTGCTGGGTGCAGTATTAGGGTTTGGTACATCTGTCTTGCCAAGCGTCATAGATTTGTTTCAACAAAAACAAAAAGATACCCAAGAATTAAAAATGTTGGAAGCAAAAGGCAAATATGCGGCCCAGCTCTCTGAACTAAAATTAGATGAACTAGACGCCAAAGCTGACATTGCTGAGTCTGAAGGCATATATAAAAGCATGGCGGCAGCCAATGCCAAGTCTGGATTTGCGGCAGCGTTGAGTGGCTCAGTACGGCCTGTAATTACATACTTGTTTGTTGGTTTCTTTTTAGTAGTGAAAATAACAACCATGATGTACGCGATGAACAACGGTGCAGACTTTAAAGAAGCTGTAAATGAAATTTGGAATGATGATGTAAATTTATTATTTACCAGCATAATATCATTTTGGTTTGGCTCTAGGCAATTTGCAAAATTAAGGAAAAACAATGGATGAAGGAAAACTAACGGAGCTTTTGCACCGAGATGAGGGTATAGTAAATAAAATATATCTTGACCATTTGGGATATAAGACGTTTGGCGCTGGGCATTTAGTAAAAGAAACTGACCCAGAATATATTATGCCCGTAGGGACTGAGGTTAGTTCTGATAGGATTAATGAATGTTTCCGTGAAGATTTAAGAACAACACTGTTTGATTGTGAACGTTTATATCCGCAGTTCTATGAGCTACCAGAGAATGCACAAATGGTTATTGCTTCAATGGCTTTTAACCTGGGCAGACCAAAGCTAAGTAAATTTAAAAATATGAAGGCTGCTGTTGATGCTGAAGATTTTGAATTAGCAAGCGAGGAAATGTTAAACTCCCGCTGGGCAAAACAACTGCCCAACAGGAGTGAACGTTTAGCAAAAATGATGCGAGAAGCTTAAAGTATTATTGTTGATTGCTTNTTGCTCTCTTGAAAATCTATCCAACCTCGTTCTCTTAGCTCGTGCATAATTCGCCATATGTTTGATTTGCTCTTACGCTCTTTAATAAACTGAGTTTCAATGCCGTTATCATCCATGAGCTTGCCGCTCATAATTTGGGCGTAGGTCGGAAAAATACTATTGACCTGGTGAAAAGCAATTAAGAAATTGTAAACTTCTTT